AAGTGTTTCAATCTGTGTTCCTCTACCACCTTCACGGCGAGGCAACCAGAAGTCTTCGAGCATTGACATAAATTTCTTATCATCACGAATTTCACCAGTGTTTGAATCGTAAACGATTTTGTTACGATACTGGTTCATGATACCCTTGAGGTATTGTTCCGCTTTAATCTTAGGTAGGTTACCAACGTCAACATAAAATACTCGACGCTCAGGAGCGCGAGTGATACGATAAATTACAAGCGCATTTTCCATCATCCGAAGTTGGTTTGCTGGGCGTATTGCTTTATGTAGATACGACAATCCCACGTTCTTATCCTGATCAACAAGACCAGAAGGAACATGGCAAATAGCATCCTTTGTAATTCTAAGTGCATTCGCACTGGTCGAATAATCATTCACGTTTGCTGACTTTTGGTGTACTACACCTTTTTCATTGAAAAGAAAATACTCATCAATGCGTTTGATAAAATCGACATTGGTCTTGGCATCTTTTTCCTTGATGATCTCACGAACCTTTTTAATCTTTCGTGGATCGATGTATCGAACATCAGTCAGACCCTGTTTTGGATTTGCTGTGTCGATAACTTTATGGAAAAACAATCTACCATCGACATACCAACGGCGGAAGTAATCATGCGCTCTTAGTTTAAAATCTAAGATTCTTAAGATTTCTTCGAATTCTTTTTCAATGTCTTTCTTGATACCCGCAGACATCTCTACGTCATCCAAATTAATTCTAACTGGATCTTCGTCATCAAGATTTGAGATAGAGTCATTAACAATATCATCAATTGCTGTGTCGACATCTGCCATACCAGCAATGTCACGGTAACGTCTGATAAGTTCTTGTTCTGTGCTGGCAGTCCCATCTAAGTCTAGATAGGTTCCATAGTAACCACCTGCTTTAATTTCGTCTGTGCCACCGTCGTCTGTCGGAGCCACGAACGATTTTTCCGTCGGTGGCTCCGAAGACCGTGTAATCTTATAACCAAAAATTTCCATAATATTAGATTACTCTTAAAGTGCGTCAGTTAGGTAGTGTGAGTAGTTGAAGGTTACGGTGAACTCTTCGATTACATCATTCTGACCATATTGCAAACCAATTTCTGACATGTTAATCGGGAACGAGTTAAACAGAGTATATTCCATCAGCACATCATCATTACGATCAAGATGCTGAACGAGTATGTCTGCTTGATAATCAGTTGGTGTAAGAACACCTGTGTTCAATTCCAGATCATTCATTCCGTTCATCCACTCTTCGAATGGTTTACGGAGTGACATTTCAGTGTCATTGATGATTGTTACTGTCCACGGATCGAAGATACGCTCGCCAGCGAGTTTCACTTCGCGACCACGATACTGAACGAGAGTTGGGTTTACTGTTGATGCAGGAAGGGCAGCACCAGTAACCAACAGTGCATATTCTCTGTCAGGAACGGATGTTACATATCCAGGCCAGTTGAGCAATACACGGAATTGGTTAGGTCTTGCACCACCAGCACCTAGTAACCCTTTAAACTTTGAAATATCCATAATAGATTTCTCCTATAATTCTATTTATTCGGGTTATTAGGCACCAACTTCTTCGAACGATACCGAGGTACGAGTTGCGATGAAGTTAAGGTAGATGAAGTTGATCGACTTAGCAGGTTTGATGTAGATATCTGCAACAAACTCGTTACGGTCGATTACTTCGCCAGTGTTATTTGTTTCGTCACATACGACACGGAAGTCATAGATACCACGGCGACCACGAACATCGCGGAGGAATGGTTCAACTAGTGACTTGAACTGTGCACGAGTGAAGACATCGTTGAATTCGAACAACTGGAACTTAGCAGCAGTTGCGATTGCCTTCTCAAGAACGATGAATAGACGACGAACATTGATACGATCGAATGCCGATGGTTTAGCAAGAAGTGTCTTGTCACCATAAAGAACAACACCCTGTCCTGGGAACGACACAACTGGGTTGATGCCATTCTTGTAAAGAGTATCACGATCTGTTTGGTTTGGCGAGAACAGAAGTTTCACACAATTCTTGATAGCACCACGGTTGAACCCAGCAGGTGACCACCATGGATCATTGGTTTGATCAGTACGAGCACAAAGACCTGCAGTGTCAGCATTCAGAGGAATGTTAACATAGATGTCATTATACTTGTCGTATTGGACTTTCCAACCTGAATCCATAACAGCGTATGAAGTCGAGCGATTTAAGGTTGAACTTCTATATGTTACGATGTCTTCTGCTTCGTCACCAGCATTATTTTGCACTGCTGCAAGAGGTGGTGAAAGGAAAACAACACAGTCTAGACGATCTAGAGCAACGTTATCAATAACATGCTGAGCAACAGCAACAGCATGACCACCAGTCAGAAGAAGTGATACATCAACTAGTTCCTTGTTGCCGAACAGATCGTAACCTGTTTGAAGATCGCCAGCAGCAGGAGCAGCATCAACGCCTGATGCTAGCGAAACGTTTGACGGTGAATTAAGGCCGACAAATGCACCTGCAACTGCGGCAGTTGAACCCCAATCAGACATATCTGTTGGATGATCCATCCACCAAATGTATTGTGATTGTGTATTAATTACGTTCTTATAGAAGTTTGATGATCCATCAGAATTCTTGGCATCCGATGCCTTAGAAACGAATGGGAATTTTTCTAGAACAGTACCAGCAGTACCAGTAAATACGCCATCTTCGTCGATAACGATTACGTGAAGTTCGTCACCAGTTGAACCGAAATTCGCTGCATATTCTGAGGTTCCTGGAGCAGAATCAAACTGTGCAACATATGACCATTCGCCGAATGTTAATGCGTCTGCAATACCAACTCGCAGGGAGTTACCTGCAGCACCTGGATACTTAGCAGCCCAAGTTCCTACGTTTCCTTCTCCCGAAGAATACGATGCTTCATAAACATCTTGGTTGTTGATCGCAATTGCAGATCCTGATGAAACAGCATTTCTTGCTGCTGTGCCAACTGCACGAACTAGTTGCAGGTTGTTGCCGTAACCAAGAAAGTTAGCAGCAGTGTGGAAGTGTACTGTAGTTGTGCTTGTTGGTTTACCAAACTCGCGGACGAGTTGGTTTTCTGACGAAACTGTGTTAATTTCGTTTACAGGTCCCCAGAGGAAGTAACCAACGTATCCACCAGCAGAACTTGAGACTGCTGGTACGACGTTAGTTAGATCCTTTTCAGTAACTAGGACTCCTGGCGATAATTGAAATGCCATTTTCTTCTCCTTGTATATAAAAACTGACAAAAACCACTGTCTTTTTTGTTATAAACTTATTTATAAGATGTCTACTTTACATCCAACCACGTTTAGTTGGTGCAGCATCAACAGACCATAGGTCTCCGCTATCAACAAAAACTTCTTCTTCAGTGCCATTCATTATTATACCAAATGGTGTCAGTTCTTCTTCTATCTGTTTCATCTGACCATCATATAACTTTTTTCTAATGTCAATATCTGTCAGATCGGTGAAATATGTATTGCTGGTTACCCATGCAAACATGACTAAACTCATTACCAAGTCATCAAAATAACCTTCATCTGCCATCCAAGTTCCCATCTTTTCAATAAAGGTGGAGAATTCTGAGATGGTATCTGCGTCAAAAATAAGTAACTTCTTTTCTTCCATCAGAGACTTTAGTGTAAAACAACCTTGCCTTTTAACTTGCTTAGTCATTCGAACACCCATTTGGGTTGCTCTACCAAATCCTGGAGAAAGATATTGTTTATTTGTATCTTTAGAAGTCGTTAAAATATTATCATATTCTAATTCTGCATGTAAAATATCGGCGACTTGCTGGCCGATATCGTTAATTTCAATCATTACATATGCATTATTAAAATCTCTTGCCACTTTGTTTACGATATTAGGATATAACATCGGTGGTATTTTATTGTTGCGGTATTTGGCGACTAGTTTATATGGAACTGAGGTCGCATCAACCACAGTAAATGCAGAATAGTCACCACCAATACCTCTTGCAGTGTCAACACCCATTACATAAGTATGCTCTGAGATTGGATCCTCGAAGATATCTAGACCATCCTTCATGTATATAGGGTCAATAGAACTCATCGCTCCAAGTGTATGTGCATTCACAAGAGTGTTGCTCGAACCAAGGAAATTACAGAGAACTTCTTGGTTGAATTTCAACTCACCGAGCATCTTGAGTTGTTCTTCTGCCCACTCTTCATCACGTCCAGGAATTTCAGTATATGGGATGAACATGGGTTTGAATCCATTGACACCCTTTTCTGCTTCGTTCCAGAATTTCCAGAAGTGGTTATACCCCAGAGGTGTTGATGTCAATAGAATCTTGGTTGTTTGACCAGCAGAAATTGTAGGATAAACTGAAGCGAAGAACTGCTCGGCAACCGTGTTTGGAATAATCGCTGCTTCGTCGATATACAACCAGTTAACAGACTTACCGCGAATACCCGAGGCAGTCGTAGCAGCAGTAAATACCTTGGATCCGTTTTCTAATTCAACGTCACCCTTGTTCCAAGTCTTAACACCTTGCTGCATCCAGAGAGGCAAGTTTTCAAACATACCCTGATAACGATTCATGACTTCGCGAGCAGCAGAAGTCTTGTTCGCGAGGATAGCAACAGTTTTTGCATCTTGAAACAGTGTATACCACAGGATACAAGCAGCAGATGTGATAGTCTTACCCTGCTGACGACCTTCCATAAGAATCGCTTTGCGATTGTCTAGGATATGATGGACTTTGCGCTTCTGACATTCATACAGTTTGAATGGAATGAGACCTTCGTCAAGTGACACGATCATGCAATAGTTCTCAATGAAGTAAATTGGATCCTCCTCACACAAAGCGAGTTCTGTCAATTGCTCCGGAGTAAAATTGTGTTTGTATCCAATCGGTTTTAAATTAATATTACCGTGATACGAGGATTCCTCAACTATCATGTTCTATAACTTTTGCTTTCTCTGCTTTCAATGCCCTGAGTAAATCTTGGGTGCTTCCGGAAAAGATAATGTTATTCTGCGTATCTATTTGCTGAGACTTTTTGTTGTCATCTTGAAGAACTTTTTTCTTTCTCGCCTGAAGATCCATGAGATCTTTAGCAGTATCACCAGTTGTTTT